TTGAAGAATGAGGTTCAGTTGTATATTGAGTCTGATGATATGTTTATAGATATTACTTTAGAACTTGCTATGCAACAAGAGAAGGTAGACTACTTAGAGTCTATCATTAAGAGTTTAAACAATCGAGGGTTTCAGATTAAGTCTGCCATTGATTGGAATAAGTTTGTGACTGGTGGATAAGATAGAAGTATACAAGAAAGATGAAGTATTTCTTAAGATAGATTGTGAACGAGGAACTGCTAGGGAATTATCGGATTATTTTACATTCGAAGTTCCTGGTGCTAAGTTTATGCCTTCTGTTCGTAATCGATATTGGGATGGAAAGATTCGTCTGTTCAATGTCAACACAAGACAAATCTATGTTGGTCTACTTAAACACATAAAACACTTCGCAAAAGAAAGAGACTATGAAGTTATTGTTCACGATGATTTAGAAGATACAATCGATGTTCCTCTAAATGAATTACAGAAGTTTCTTACAGAAGAGAAATACGAACCAAGAGAATATCAGTTAAGAGCAGTTGCTCATGCTATTCGTAATAATAGAGCATTGATTCTTTCACCAACTGCGAGTGGTAAATCTTTTATTATCTACAGTCTACTTAAATTCTATTTGAAACAGATAAAAGGTAAGGCGTTGGTCATCGTTCCTACCACATCTTTGGTATCTCAGATGGGTTCAGACTTCGAAGACTATAGTAATGGAACCTTTGAAAAAACCCACAAAATCATGTCTGGCGTCGACAAGAATGACCCAAATTCAAGAGTTTATATTTCTACTTGGCAGAGTATATACAAACAAAAAAAGGAGTATTTTGACCAATTCTCGTTGATTATAGGAGACGAGGCTCACCTTTTTAAAGCAAACTCTCTTACATCGATTATGGAGAAGTTACCCAATTGTAAGTATCGATTTGGGTTTACTGGAACACTAGATGACACACAGACAAACAAGTTAGTATTAGAAGGTTTGTTTGGGTCGGTAATGAAAGTAATTACTACCAAAGAGTTGATTGATGATAAGACACTTGCTGACTTTCGTATTAAGTGTTTGGTGTTGAAATATCCAGACGCAGAATGTAAAAGAATGAAGGGTTCTTCTTATGTTGAAGAGATGGACTTTATTGTTGGTAACGACACACGAAATAACTTTATTAAGAACTTGACAATTACACGAAAAGGTAATACACTATTACTATTCCAATATGTAGAGAAACACGGTAAGATTCTCTACGATAAGATAAATAGTGAAGTAGGTGATAAGAGAAAAGTATTTTTTGTATATGGTGGTGTAGACGCAAATGAAAGAGAAGAAATCAGAAGGATTACAGAACAAGAGAATGATGCCATCATCATTGCTTCGTTTGGTACTTTTTCTACTGGTATCAACATACGCAATCTTCATAACATCATATTTGGTTCTCCTTCAAAATCTAGGATTCGTAACTTGCAATCCATTGGTCGAGGACTGCGTAAGGGTGATAACAAAGAGAGAGCAACACTCTATGACATCGCAGATAAACTTTCTTGGAAGAGTTATAACAATCACACGCTCAAACACTTTGCCGTTAGAGTAAAACTATATAATGATGAAGAGTTTGATTATTCAATTTACAACATAAGGTTAAATTATGAACCATTACAAATATAGTATTATGAATCTATCGAGTGGAGAAATAATCATCACTGAAGTAAGTGACTTTGATGAAGAAGATTATGTATTCACATTAAAGAATCCAGTTAAGATTGTAACTGACACAAATAAGACAACTAAGACTATGCAGTTATATTCATATCCTTATGTTCCTTTACTACAAGAAGATGAACCAGTAGAGTTAAGTGGTTACCACATTGTTTCTGTTACTCCAGCAAACGAAGAAGTTTTAGAATATTACTTAGATTCGGTAGACCACATTTATATGATAGATGAAGATGGAAATATAGGTTTATCTAATAAAGACATACAAAATAAAGTTAAAGCAGAATTATCAAAACAAATTATACAATTAGCAAACACAAGTATTCACTAGGAAATTATTATGGCGAAGAAACAAAAAAATTATGTAAACAATAAAGACTTCTTTGAAGCAATGGTTGAGTTTAAGAAGTCGGTTGAAGAAGCAGAAGCAAAGGGTGAGCAACGACCTCAAGTTCCAAAGTATGTTGCTGAATGTATCACACTGATTGCTCAACGACTATCTCATAAACCAAACTTTATCAACTACACATTTAGAGAAGATATGATTGGTGATGGTATTGAAAACTCTTTGAGATATATTGACAACTTCAATCCAGAGAAGACTCAGAACCCATTCGCATACTTTACTCAAATTATATACTATGCTTTTCTCCGTCGTATTCAAAAAGAGAAGAAGTATCTTTACACAAAATTCAAAGCAACAGAGAATGCTAATCTGATGGGTGAGGTTGTAGATTTACAAGGACACGATATCAGTGGTCAGTTTGATGTTGACATTAAAGCGTCTGATGGGGCTGCTGAGTATATGGCAGAGTTTGTAGAAGCATTTGAAGATAAACAAAACAAGAAAAAACTAAAAGATGATAATAATTGATGATTTTTTAGATAATGATTATCTAACACATATTCAAAATATTATACCTAATTTACATTGGAAACTTCATGGAAGTGTTGATGGTAAGTTGAATTTCTTAAACAGTGTTGGTGACTTTCCTCACACAGATGCTTTTAATACTCTTGCTGAAAAGATTCTAAATTTGACATATTTACGAAACCCTAGTATAATCAGATGTTATGTAAATCTTAATCCTCAAGGTGAATATCATAGTGGTAGATGGCATGAAGATGATGGTGATATAACTGCTTTGTTTTATCCATATGAGTGGAAAAAAGAGTGGGGTGGGGAAACAGAATTTAGGGATGGTAGTAAAATTGAAAATAAAATGAATAGATTAGCATTGTTTAACGCAAATAATCCACATAAAGCATGCGAACACACATCACCAAATTTTAGATATAGTATAGCATTTAAACTAGAGGCAGATTGGAATGAAGATAGCATTAATAACTGATACACACTGGGGAGTTAGAAACGACTCCAAAGTGTTTTATGAATACTTTGAGAAATTTTATAATAACACCTTCTTTCCAGAATTAGAAAAACGAGACATTAAGACAGTCATTCACTTAGGTGATATTGTCGACCGTCGTAAGTTTATTAACTATGTGACTCTGCGTAAGATGAAAGACATCTTTATTGACAGATGTGTTAAAGACAAACTTGACCTCCATGTAATCGTCGGTAATCACGATGTTCCTTTCAAAGATACAAATGAGTATAACTCGATGAATGAGTTATTCGATAAAGAAGATATCACATACTATTCAGAACCAAAGACCGTTCAGTTTGATGGCACAGATATTCTGATGATGCCTTGGATTAATAAAGAAAACTATGACCATGCGTTAAAGACAATGGATGATACCACTGCTCAGATTATGTTTGGTCATTTAGAAATCGCAGGTATGCTGATGATGGTTGGTCAAGCAAACCCACACGGTATGGATAAGAAACAGTTTAAGAAGTTTGACCAAGTATTAAGTGGTCACTTCCATCACAAGAATTCGAGTGATAACATCACTTACTTAGGTTGTCCATATGAAATGACTTGGGCAGACTACAACGACCCTAAAGGTTTCCATATCTATGATACAGACACAAGAGAGTTAGAGTTTGTTGAGAACCCTTATCGTATGTTTAAGAAGATTTATTATACAGACGATGGTAAGACAATGGATGAGATTATGGACTTTCCATTCGATTCATACAAAGATGTCTATATCAAAGTCATTAAAGGTTCAATCGACAATCCATACTGGTTTGATATGTTTATGGATAAACTCTATAAGATTGACCCAGTCCACATTCAAATCGTCGATGACCACTTAAACTTAGATGTAGAAGACAGTGACGATTTAATCAACGAGGCAGAAGATACAATGACAATTATGAGTAAGTATATCGACAACCTGCCAGACGACATTCCAAAAACTAATCTCAACAATCTGATGAGAGAACTTTATAATGAAGCAGTACACATGGATATTTGACACTTGACCGACTTTATAGTATAATACTCTGAATGATACATTTTAAGACTCTAAGATATAAGAACATTTTATCTACTGGTAATGTGTTCACTGAAATTCAACTCGACCGTTCACCCAACACTATTGTTGTAGGTGAGAATGGGGCAGGTAAATCTACATTCATCGATGCTTTATGTTTTGGTTTGTTTAACCGACCGTTCAGAGATATCAAAAGACAACAGATTATCAACTCAATCAA